GGGGCGGGGCCGCCGGTAGATAAACGCCCCCCCGCCCCGCACCGTCGCAAGCATGGGAACCGTGACGCGCCTCTGGGATGGCCTGGCCAACGTTTTGACCGGGCGCGGCACGACGGTCGACCGCTCAGCGCACAACTTCTGGATGCGCCGGTTCACCACCCCCGAGCAGATCGAGAGCGCCTATCTCGGCTCCTGGCTGCATCGCAAGATCGTGGATATCCCCGCGCAGGATATGACACGCGCCGGCCGCGATTGGGACGCGACGGACGACCAGATCAGCGCGATCGAGAGAGAGGAAAAGCGGCTCGGTTACTGGCCCAAGCTGTATGAGGCGCTGACCCTTGGCCGCCTTGGTGGCGGTGCGATCCTGATCGGGCTTGGCGACGACCCGACCAAGCCCCTGCCCACCACGATCAGGCCCGGCCAGATCCGCTATCTCTCCGTCCTCTCGCGCTGGCAATTGTCGCTTGGTGAAATGGAGACGGACCCAGAAAGCGACAACTTCGGCCAGCCACGCTATTTCCGCCTGTCGGGCACCGGGCGCCAAGTCGATATCCACCCCTCGCGCGTCGCGGTGTTCAAGGGCCTGCCCATCCCCGCGATCCGCATGACATCGTGGGAGGACAATTTCTGGGGCATGTCCGTCGTGGAGGCCTGCGACGAGGCCGTTCAGCAGGCCACGACAGCATGCGCCGGCTTCTCCGCGCTGATCGATGAGGCCAAGATCGACGTGTTCCGGTTCAACGGGACGGTCGACCAGCTCAGCCAGCCCGATGGCGAAGCGAAGCTGATGAAGCGCGTGGAGCTGACCAACACCGGCAAGAGCGTGCATCGCGCCGTCATCCTCGACAAGGAAGACGAGTGGGAGCAGCGCCAGCTTTCGTTGGCCGGCGTTCGTGATGTCATCATCACCTATGACGCGCGTGTTGCAGGTGCGGCCGATATCCCCGCGACACGGCTGTTCGGCAAGGCACCCGATGGCATGAACGCAACCGGCGAAGGCGACCTGGCCAACTATTTCCAGGGCGTCGGCGCCAAGCAGGACATGCGGTTGCGCCCGCCCATGCAGCAGATCGATGCCGTCATGCTGCCGTCCGCAGGCGTCCCCGCAGACCTGCCGTGGACGTTCTCGACGCTCATGGTGCTGACCGAGCAGCAGGCAGCTGAAATCGAACTGAAGGAAGCCCAGGCGCTCGAAAAGATCGTGGGCCTCGCGCTGGTCCCCGAATCCGCGATGGCCAAGACGGTGCAGAATCGTTTGGTTGAATCTGGCAGGTGGCCCGGCCTCAAAGTTGAGATCGAGAAGGCCGAGGCCGCCGGCGAAGAATTGCCTGAGGGCGACGAAACCGAACTCGGCATTGTGCCGGTCGGATCGGAAGGAGGTGATCGGTCTATCTCGCGTGCAGGCGGGCAGTCTGGAAGTGGCTTGCCCGCCCGCCGTGCTGTGAATGATGCCGCGACCTGGCTATCCGACGCCACGCCGCGCCCGCTCTATGTCCAGCGCAAACTGCTGAACGCCGCCGACCTGATCGCATGGGCCAAGGACAACGGCTTTGCCACCACTCTGCCCGCCAGCGACATGCATGTGACGGTCCTCTATTCCCGCAGTCCGGTCGACCCCATGAAGATGGGCCGCGACTGGCGCGAGGACGAGAATGGCCAGATCATCGTTCGCCCCGGCGGCCCGCGCGTTATCGAGAAGCTGGGCGAGAACGCCGTCGTGTTGCGCTTCGCCTGCCCCGATCTGGACTGGCGCCACAAGGACATGATCGAAGCCGGCGGGTCGCATGACTGGCCGGAATACATGCCGCATGTCACGATCAGCTACACCGCGCCCGAGGGCGTCGACATCGATGCGCTCAAGCCGTTCAACGGCGCGCTGCGGTTCGGGCCTGAGATATTCGAGGCGCTCGATCTGGATTGGAAGTCGAAGGTGAGTGAGCAGTGACATCGCTTCGCCGACGCCTTGAGAAGCTGGAGAAGAATGCCATGGATCGCGTAGACAGTGCATCGGATGACCGCACCGCCAACAATGCCGTTCGCCACACATATCGCGTATTGAACGATGCTGAGAAGGCGCAGATGGTCGCGATCAAGGACAAAGGGGCTGAGTTCCTCAACCTGATCGAGAGCCTTCGGAAAGCGCCGGAGCCTGTCATCAATGATGATGGCACGGAAAGCGCGTTCGCCGTCCACACTTTCGACCGCGAACTGAACATCGCCGCCGAGAAGGTTGAGGAAGCCGTGATGTGGGCGGTGAAGCACATCACGGCCTAGCCATGCCACGGGCATTGGAAACTCAGGGCGATCTTGCGACGGTGCATGCTGCTGCATTGCTGGATTGGACCAGAAAGCATCGCTTGAACCGAGAGCGATGGCAAACCGCCACTCTCTCTGACCGCGTTGATTACATGCGCGACGCTGCCAAGCGCCTTGGGTTCGCCGTCTAATGCCCTATTCCCTCCCCCGCATGGCTCGCCAAGCAGGCAAGAGAAGGGATATCGTTCTCAGGCCCATCATCCCGACCCAAGCCGCCGCCAATGACCTCGCCGCGATCTACGCGCCCGCCTGGCGGATATGGGCCGACAACATCGACCGCATCCTTGCCGGCTATGATCCGCAGCCGCTGCCAACCGCCGACACGCTGACGATCGACACCGTGGATCAGGTGCAGGCCGCTATCAGCAGCGTGGCGCAGGAGTTCCTGACGGTCCTCACCGCACGGATAGCGCCGGGGCTGCGGCAATGGGCGGTGCGGGCTGAGCGCATCCACCGCTCGAAATGGTCAGCCGCGATCAAGGCGGGCGTGGGTGTGGATCTCGACCTGATCCTGTCCGCGCAGCCGGTGGAGGAGACGCTGGGGACGTGGCTGGCGCGTAATGTTGCGCTGGTGCAGAACGTGTCCGATCAGGCGCAGGGTCGCATCGCTGACGCCGTGTTCCGAGGCTATGAGCAGCGCACGCCGGTGCGCGAGGTGGCTCGCGAGATACGGGAAGCGACCGGCATGGGGCGAACTCGGGCAATCGGCATCGCGTCGGACCAGAACAGCAAGCTATCATCCCAGCTTGACCGGGAACGGCAGGCAGAGGCCGGGCTGACGCAGTTCAAATGGCGCCATTCTGGGAAAATTCACCCCCGATCCTGGCACAAGGCGCGGGACGGCAAAGTCTATGACAGCCGCACCGGCAAACCCCGCGATGGTGGCGAGGCGATCCCGGCGGATGATCGCGCCGGGATGCAGCCTTGGTGTGGGTGTCGCGAGCAGGCTTATATCGCGCTGTTGGATGAGGTGGATTAGCCTTCTTCGACGTAATTGTCAGGCACCCGCTCCCATGTTGAACAGCGATTATAGACCGCCCGTTCAAAGGTCGCATAGAGGGCGTTGATGTTATAATCAGCGTCCGGGATATGCTGCCCAATAGCGTCTTGTAGAGCCAACCTGAACTCCCGATCGAGATGGTGGACAACGCTTTCAATCTTCACTCTGGCCATATGAACACCCTCCCCGTTACCGTCCGTAGAGCCTAGCCAAGACCATGCGGCAGACAAGCCCCATGGTGCTATTCTCCGACGCCCTGACCCTTGACGCGCCCCGCCGGACTTCTGACGGCTACATGGCTGTGCGGGCAAAGGCGGCCAGGACCGGAACCTACGCCTACCTTGGCAGCGAAATCGACCCCGACAACAAGCATGGCCTGCGCGATGCGGGCATGGTCAACGTTCTACGCGATGCCGATGCCGTTTTCGACCCGCTGTCTGCCCACAGCTTCATCGGGAAGCCTATCACCGACAATCACCCGACCGTAGCGGTCAACGCCAAGAACTGGCGCGATCACGCGCGCGGGACGGTGATGGGCGCGAAGTGGGAAGAAGGCGGCTATCTCGCCTTCGACCTGATGCTCACGGATGCCGACACCATCGATGCGGTGGACGCCGGCAAGCGCGAACTGTCGAACGGCTATGCGGCGGAACTGCAATTCGGCGATTTTGACGGCCCCGGCGGCGTCAAATGCGTGGCCAAGCAGGTCGCAATCAAGGGTAATCACGTCGCGATCGTGGACCGGGGCCGCGCTGGCCCGTCCTGCGCAATCACCGATTCCGTCGCGATCTGCGACGCGAACCCCGCCTTCATGGCGGACCTCACCCCTCCTTTGGAGAAGCCTGCAATGAAAATCCGGATCGGCGACGCCGAAGTCGATGCGACCAACGGTGAGGCCGTTCGGATCGCCAATGATGCGCGTGAAGGCGCATTCAAGGAACTCCAGACCAAGGTCGGAACCCTGACCGCCGATCTGGCCACCGCCAACACCACCATCCAGACCAAGGACGGCGAGATCGTCGCGCTGAAGGCCAAGCTGGCGGACGCCGAAGTCACCCCGGCCAAGCTCCAGCAGCTTGCCGATGCCCGCGCCGACGTGATCGCCAAGGCCAAGATCCTGGCGCCGACGCTGGCGACCGATGGCAAGACCGACGCGGAAATCCGCAAGGCCGCCGTCACTGCCAAGCTGGGCGACGCCGCCAAGGATATGGCCGACGCCGCGATCGAGGGCGCTTTCATCGCCTTCACCAAGGACGCCAAGCCGGCTGATCCGCTGCGGCAGGCCATCACCGATGGAGTGCAGACGGTCGGTGATGCCGAAACCACCTTCGCCGACACGCAGCGCAAGCTGAGCGAACAGCGCCGCAATGCCTGGAAGACCCCTGCCACGTCGGCGGCGGCGTAAGGAGACACCGAAATGGCAATCACCATCCAGACCAACTACGCCGAGGACTATGCCAAGGGTTATCCCGGCATGGTCGCCAATGGCGAGACCTCCAATCGCATCAGCCGCACGGTAGAAACCGTTGCGGGCGCCGCTTTCGGTGCGCCGCTCTATCGTGGCGCAGGCGATCATGGCTGCGTCACCACCGTTGGCACGCTGGCCACCTTCCTGGGTTGGGCCATTGCCGATCGAGGCATCGTGCCGACTGTCGTGACCGGCGCGGTGGACACCTATCCGCAGTATTCGACCGCCGGCATCCTGACGCTCGGCGCCATCTACGTGGCTGTCACTGGCTCTGTCTCGGACGGCCAGGCGATCACTGTAGGGACCGGCGCTGGCGCCGCTGATGGCATCGGATCGACCGCTGCTGACGCAACCCACATCGCGACCGGGTGGGTCGCGGACGAAACCGTGACGAACGGCATCTGCCGTATCGTGCGCCGCTAAGGGGGGAATGACCCAAATGACTGGCCTGATCTTCACCGACGCGCAGCAGGCAATCGGCTTCGCCCGCCCCGCGCTCTACCGCACGCACTCCACCGTCATGGAGGAGAAGTACCCGGCGTTCCAATATGCCAAGTACATCCCCACCAACGAAGATGGCGATATGTGGGATGTCGGCACCGTCGTGACCTCGCTGAACGGCCCCGCCGGCCGCGCCGAATATCTCTCGGGCAAGGGTTTCGACATTCCCAACGTGTCGGCCCAGATGTCGCAGGGCGTCAGCAACTTCTACCTGGCGGGCTGCGGCTACGAACTGTCGCTGCAGGAAGTTAATCGTGCCTCCAAGATGGGCGTCGATATCAACACGCGCGACGCCTCGGACGCTCGCAAGATCGCTGAGAAGTTCATCTATGACCGGGCAATGACCGGTTCGACGGAAAAGGGCTTCACCGGCCTCCTTAACAACGCGACCGTTCCCACCGCGAACGTCCCGGCTGATGGCACCGGTTCGGTCACCTCGTGGTCGGCAAAGGACGCCGACAAGAAGGCGCGCGACATCAACCTGGCGCTCACCGATGTCTATACCGCCACCAAGGAAACGGAACTCGCGGACACGCTGCTCCTGCCGACCTCCAGCTTCCTCGATGCCTCGACCACGCGCATGGGCGACACGGGCATGACTGTGCTGGCGTTCCTGCAGCAGAACAACGCCTATACCGCGATCACCGGCCTGCCGTTGAACATCATGCCGGCGCGCGAGCTGGAAACGGCGGGCGCAGGCGGCACCAAGCGCATGGTCGCCTATGCGCGCAATCCGGGTATCCTCGAATTCTTCCTGCCCGGCGCCTTCACCTTCCTGCCGCTGCATCCGCTGTCGTCCATGTCCTGGCGCGTCGACGGGATCATGAACGTCGGCCAGACCGAAATCTATCGCCCCAAGGGCATCAGCTACCGGGATGGGATCTAAGCCATGAAGTCGTTCACGAACCACACCGCCGGCCCCAAGGGCGTCAATATCGTGGGTGGATCGACCGTATGGATCGATCCCGGCCAGACCGTCGAGATCGATCCGAAGACGATCGATGGCAAGGTGCCTGATCTGGGCAAGGCTGCCGACGCTTCGACCAATGGCGATGACGGTGCGGTCGAAGCCCTCACCGCGCAGGTAGCCGACCTCACCAAGCAGGTCGAGGCCCTGACGACCGAGCGCGACGGCCTGGCGAAGGACAAGGAAGACCTCACCAAGCAGGTCGAGGCCCTGACCAAGCCCGCCGACACGAAGAAGTAACCGCATCCTCCGGGGGCAAACGGGGCCGCTGCTCAACCGGGCGGCGGGCCTTTTCGTAAGGACTGACTATGGCCTACACCCCGCCGACGAAGGCGACGTTCATTGCGATCTTCCCGGCTTTCGCAGCGGTGACGGACGAGGCTTATGCGTTCTGGTCGGCGCAGGCGGTGCTTATCACCGAGCCGCTGGAGGCATGCCTGGGCGCACGGATGGATCTCGCGACGATGCGCGCCACAGCATGGTATCTGACGGACGCAGGGATAGGCACCAGCACGGAAGCCGAGATGGCGGCTCAGGGCGCCAGTGGTTTCAAGCGCATCAAGTCGGGCACAATAGACCTTGAGAAAGCCGACGCGACTGCGGCTGAAGCGGCGGGCATCTACGGCTCAAACTCATATGGGCTTCAATTCTTCGGGATGATCAAGCCCTGCCTCGCCGGCCCGCGCATCACAGGCACTGGTTCGCTTTGCTATCCTGATCGGCCATGGGTCGGTTGGTAGCCATATGCTTGCTCCGCGTCCTTCCTGGCCTTCACAGCATCGGCTAGATTCCGATATGAGCCTAGCCCAATGCGCTGCCCATTATGGACGATGCGGGCTATCCAGCGCTGATGCGACTTGGCGAAATACACGCCGTGGACACCGCTCTTATTGTGGTTCGATAGCTTCCGGTTCTTCATGTTTTCAGGGTGATCAACTGATCGCAGATTGCACCAGCGATTATCGTCCCTTTTGCCATTCAAATGGTCGATCATATCCGGGCTTTCGCCGGTCTCCATTGTCCAGACGACGCGATGTGCGCGATATGTCCACCCAAGCACCGCTCCGGTCAAATAGCCTTGCGGGGTTCTGTGCGTCAAAGCTTCCTTACCAGAGTGCCGCGTATTCCACCTCTGACATCGCCGTTCGCGGCTGTAACCGGCTGTCTCCTCAAACATGTCGGGGGTGCGCTCCCGCCAAAACAGCTTTCCCGTTTCAGGCTCGTACCGCAGCAACTGGCGCAGGATTTCGGGTGATGGTAGGGCCCGATTCGTCATTGGCGAAGCTCCAATTCGCTAGTGATAGGCGTCGGGTGGGTAGCCGCCCGCTCGACGCCACCTCCATAGCCGAAAACCCGCAGAATCTCAAGGAAATGGAGGGGGAATGTCTCTTCTGAATGGCGGGATCGCAAGCATCTTCGGCGCGGCGCTGGGCGGGCTATACCTGCCGGCCACCCTGCATGTGCCAGGCACGCGCACCGACGATGACGAGGGCAATATCTCCTATGGCCCCGAAACCGATATCCCGTGCCGCGCACAGATGGACGCCGCGACCTATGCCATGCGCCAGAGCGAGGGCTATTCGGAAGGCGATGTGCGGATCATCATCCTGACCGCTGGACTAGGGGCAGAGGTCACGACGGATTGTCAAATCACCGTCAGCGGCAAGCGGTGGATGGTCGGTAGTGCCGATCTGGATGCGGCTTCGAGCCATTGGGTTTGCCGGGGGCGGGCGGCATGATCTCGGAAGAGAAATGGAAGCACCTTAGTGCCGCGATCGCAGCAATGCGGCCTGAAGATTTCACCCAAATCTGGTGGATCAGGTGGCTCAATGGCGTTCCCTATTCCGGTATTGATCGACAGCATCAGATGCTTCCAGCAATCCGCGCCCGACGAGCCGCGCTGTCTCAGGATCTAGGAATAGCTGAATGCAGTCTTGCGGCCCACTTTCGCTGTGCGCAAACTCAAGCCGCAGAGCGACAAATGGAGGAGCGCCGGCCACCAAGCCACGCAAAAGCAAGGCTGCGTCAATTGCTCCATTCTCTGTTGTGTCCCAATCGCTCTCCGGCATTCCACTTGCTCCCGAATCATGACGCTCCATCCTGCGAGGGCGACGGCGCGGAGTCGAATCCGGGGCGGGCGGCGTAGTGGCTCGGATGAAGGGCGCAGACGCCCATCTCAAGCGGCTCAGGAACATGACCAAGGGCATGCGTAAGGAGGCTTCGAAGCTCGTCTATGTGCTGGCCGACATGCACGCTACCGAGGCTGCATTAAGCATTACTGAAGGGGCCGTTAGTGGCAAAGGGCACGTGCCGTCGAAGCCGGGTGAGGCGCCTAATGCGGACACGCATTTTTTGGACAGATCCGTTCACGTCGAGCGCACGGGGGAGCTAACCGCACAGTCCATCGCAGACGCCCCCTATGCGGCACGGCTTGAGTTCGAAATGGGTCGTCCGTTCATGCGCCCAGCGGCCAAGAAGATTCGCAAGGCCGCCAGTAAGCTTGCCGCTAAGGGTGTTTCGATCATCGTCAAGGGCGGCAAGCTGTAGGCGTCCGTAGCAAAATCACCGCTTCATGCAGCCAATGCGCTATGGCAAAAGTAACCTTCATCGCGGATTACAACCATCGGTGGCCTTCGCGCGCTGTCACCCATTTCAAGGCGGGTTGGAGCGGATCAGTCAAGCGCGAGGTGGCAGATGCCGCAATCGCTCTTGGGAAGGCGACAGGCGGCGGCAAGCCTGCTAGTCAGGCGTCTGATGGGGATAAGGTTCGACATAGACGTTCTCGCGCTCTGGATGGATGCCATTCTAGAGAGGATGGAGACGGAGCATCCGGGAACGAACTGGAATCTCCTCGCGCTCCTGGGGGAGATGATGTCCCTGCCGTTGTGGCTGGGGGCTGATAATGACAATCAGCCCGACTGTTGAAGCTCGATCGGCAATCATCGCGGCGTTGAAGCTCGCGCCAACGGTCACGTCGTTGGTCCCAGCGTCCCGTCTCTACACCGTCCCCCCTGCGAATCCCGTCAAGCCGTTCGGCAGATACGGCATTGATGGGTCAGAGCCTTTTCGTGCGGCAGGCTGGCGCGGCGGCGACGTTGACGGCTCTTTTGATGTCGTCGTTTCGAAGGCGACCGCCATCTCTGACCCAAGGGCATATGCGGCACAGGCTATCGCGGCGATTGCTGAAATTTTGGACGCGATGCCAGATTGCAACGTTGACCGAACGGTCATGGTCGAAAGCTCGGAAGCCGATACCTGGCGCGCGGTTGTCTATTTCACCATCAGCATAGTCGAGCAGCTTTAGGCGTCCGTAGCGCGTAGCCGCCATCCCCTCGCAAAGTCGGCCAAATCTCATCAACGAGGGTATCGGCAATGGCATACGCGGCGAAGGTAAAGGGCAATTACGCCGACATCATGTTCGGCGACGGCGCCACCCCGGAAGTTTTCACCCAGCTCTGCGGGATCAACACGCGCGGCATCACCATCACCTATGCCAATGCCTTCGAGTTCACCGACTATGATTGCGCTGACCCGGAGGATGCCGGCCAGACGATCCGCGATGTCGGCGCGCAGGACTGGTCGATCACCGGATCGGGCCTTTACAACCGCGCTCAGATGGCAGCGATCCGTGGCCTGATGGGGGCGACGCAGAACTGGCGCTTCGCATTGGATGAGCCGCCCGCCCCGGCCGCTGCTGTCGATGATGGATATTGGCAGGGGCCTGGCTTCATCTCGTCGTTCGAAATCACCGGCAATGATGGCGAGTGGACGCAGGCCAGCATCACCATCACCGGCGCCGGCCTGCTCGAATGGGCTGACGCAGCCTGATGCAAAACCATCTGACGCTTGATTTCGGCGACGGCATCTATGATTTCAGGCTGCCCTGGGCGGCCTGCGCCGAGATCGAGCGCAAGGCGGAAGCGGGCATCCAGACCATCTATGAGCGCGTGATGGCTGGGCATTCCCGCTTGGTCGATGTCTCCGAGATCATCCGCCAGGGGCTGCTCTGCGGCGCGGGCGGAACTGTTGATGGGCAGCCGGTCGAATGCACGCCTCGCGTCGTAGCTGCGCTGGTGGAGCGCTACGTGACCGGACCGGAAGCCCGCCCCTTCATCGAGAGTTGGAATCTCGCTGCGTCGGCCCTGCACACCTTCATGCAGGGCTATGAAGACGCACAGGAAGGCTCAAAAAAAAAGGAAGACGCGGAAGCGGCCGAATAGACATCGGCCAGATCCTCGCCAATTGCGCCATGATGGGCGGCATCCCCCCATCTGAGGCAAAACAACTCACCCTCTACGAATACCAGGCGATGCTCCATAATTGGGAGCAGGCGCACAAGACTGGTGAAGAACAGCCCGAGCCGCCGTCCATCGAGGAAACGGAAGAGCGCCGCCGCAGGCTTGAGGCAAGAGGTGTTGCGGTTTTGGGTTAGGACTTAGGCCGCGAACTGGTGCGTGAAGCCTATCGCCTTTCCCTCGGGGTCGACCAGAATAGCGTAGTGCGTGGCGTTCGCGCCGACCTGCTGCACCCATTGATAGAGATGATTTCCATCGGCGGCGGCTGAAATTGAATTTGGCTGCCCGACTGCCGCGATAATCCTTTCGATCGGCATTCCGCCTATGTCGCCCAATGCCTGGAATGCGTTCACCCGTTCTTGCGTGTGGAAAATGCCACCGATCACAGGCGCAACAACTAAGGCGATAATTAGGAACCACCACCAATCCATAACTCGCCTCCCCTATATCCATCACTAGTGCGGTCGAAAGGTCGCCCTTAATTGCGCCTAAATCCTGCCGTCATGCCGGATCGTTCTTCTCAGCAAAGATCTGCTCCACAGCGTCATCGAGCGCCGCCCGCAGAAATTCGGCAGCCCACTTCTTGGTGGCCTCAAACTCTTCGCGACTGGGCGCATCGAATGACGCTTCTAGGCGGGCGATAATCTCGGCGTTCATGCTGCGGTTGGCCTCATCGGCCGATTTCTGGACACGCGACTTAAGCTCAGGCGGCAGGCGAAGGCCAAACGGAGGGATACGTTTTTCAGATTCGCTCATGACTGCCTTTTGTAGCGATGGCGCTTGACGAGCAATAGCGACCAATGGTAGCTAGCTTCCATTGGCAGTCAAAGAGGAGGCTATGAAGAACAGAGTGTCACCATACGGGCTGAGGATGCCCGACAAATTGCGAGAAGGCTTAAGGGCGCTCGCGGTAGAACGACATCGCTCAATGAACGCCCAGATTGTTGCGATGTTGGAAAGCGGCCTCGCCGCAGAGAAAACGGCGTCGAACCCCACAGCCTGAGAAACCTGGGGCCGACGCCTTTCATAGGAGCAAACCTTATGAATGACATGACGATAGGAGGTTTTGGCGGGAATAGCCAGCCTCAGACGATGAGCAGCCGCGAGATCGCGGAACTGACCGGCAAGCGGCATGACCACGTCATGCGTGACACCCGCAAAATGCTGGTGGAATTGCATGGCGAAGAAGCTCTCCCCAAATTTGGGGGCAGCTACACCGGGCAGGACAACACTGCCCGCCCCTGCTTCAATCTGCCCAAGCGGGAAAGCCTGATCCTCGTGTCTGGCTACGATGTCCACATGCGAGCCGCGATCATCGACCGCTGGCAGCTTCTGGAAGATCGCCGTTCGCCCGAGGCGATGCTGAACGACAAGTCGGTTCTGCGTGCCCTGCTGCTCGAAAACGTCGAAAAGGTCATCGCGCTTGAAACGCGCGTCGCCAGCGATGCGCCCAAAGTCGCCTTCGCCGATCAGGTTTCGGCCGCGCCCGACGCGATCAGTATCAGCCAGGCGGCCAAGACGCTCGGCACCGGGAGGACGCGTCTCGCTGCCTTCCTTCGCCAGAAGGGCTGGCTGACGCGGACGAACGAGCCTTATCAGGACAAGATCAATTCCGGCCTGCTCGATGTCAAAATTGGCAGCTGGGAGCATCCTGAAAAGGGCTTGCAGCGTAGCGTCACGGCGCTGGTCACCGGCAAGGGCCTGGCCAAGCTGCATCAGCTTTTCACCGCCCACTAAAAACAGAACGGCGCCGGGATGGCCGTCCCAGCGCCGCTCCTAACCCCTGAACGATCTAACAAGGAGATCGACCATGGCTTCGAACGTCATACCCTTTCCCGTTCGCGCTGTCACGCGCTCCGCCGCAAATGACAACGGCGTGAACCCTGACCCTTCCGGCACTGTCGGCAATTTGCTCTGCTGGATGCCATTTTTCAGCGCCGAAGCATTCGCCGACCATCTGCACGATCATCGCGACAAGGTGATGTCGCTTCCTGTGTCTGATCGCATCGCGCTTGGCCGCGCGGCTGCCGCATTTTATTCGCGGGGAGCCATGGCATGACCGATCGTCGCGCATTCCTCACTGCCGCGCTGGTGGCGCCCGTGGCCATCGCGGTGCCTGCGGTAGCATCGTCCAGCCCCATCCCCGCCTATTGGCGCGCTCACCACGGCCTTAATGGGGGAACGGTGGAGGAGGCTGAATACCTCGCCGCTCTCGACTCCGTAATAGCGTGGAAGCCGCAAACCCCAGAGCAATTCATGCAGAAGTTCCTTGTCCTCTGCGACGACCGCGATCTTACGGGTGATAAGATCATGATTGGTCTCTGGCGTGACGCTCGACGGCTCGCGGCCTAATGGGGCGGCCTTTGGGCCGCCTTATTACATTCCCGGAACTTTGCCGCTGGCCTTCACCTCAGCGCTGTTAGAAACTGAATTCCACCGAGTGATGATGAGATGGACCTCTTCGCCGTTTGGCAAGCGGACGATCGCGGCGTTGTTGCTGTCGAAGCTAGCCCGTATTGCAGACGCATCTGCCTCAATTGTGCCGTCTGCTGACTTCCACCCATGTCGATCCGTTCGGACGCTCAATTGATAAGCCGCATCGCCATATTCAACGGCATCGACAATGATGGTTCCGCTTCCCTTCAAAGTCCTCGAAAAGGCCATCTATCTCTCCATAGGTCCGATTACCGTCCGTAGCATATGACCAACCCGCATGGCCAATCAATGCCATGCCAACCGCAGACGAAGTGATTGTCGAGTTCGAGGCTCGCGTCGGCAAATATGAAGCCGATCTTCGCAGGTCGGCAGCCACTTTTGAGCGCGTCACGAATGCCCAGCAGCGCCAGATGGTCGCACTGGAACGCCAGATTTCTGTTTCATCTGGTCGGATTGGCTCGGCGTTCAAGGCGCTGGCTGGCTTGTTCGGCGCTCAACAGGTCATCGGCCTCTCAGATTCCTACACCCGCCTCCAGAACAGCCTCAAGGTCGCCGGCCTTGAGGGTGAAGCGCTGGCCGAGACGCAGGCAAAGCTGCTCGACCTTGGCGGGAAATACGGCGTCTCGGTGAACACTTTGGCCGACCTCTACGGCAATCTCTCTCAGGTCAGTGGTGAGTTGGGGGTCAGCCAAGCCCAGGTGATGAAGATCAATGAGGCTGTTGCCCAGTCGTTGATCGTCACCGGCAAAAGCTCGCAGGAAGCATCCGGCGCCGTGCTTGGCCTCGTCCAGGCGTTCGGGAACGGCAAGCTGCAGGCCGAAGAGTGGGCGCAGATCAACGAAGGTGGCCTTCGCCCGCTGCTTGAAGCTGCGGCGGCTTCCGAGAAATATGGCGGGTCCGTCCAGAAGCTGCGCAAGGCAGTCTATGACGGCAAGGTCAGCAGTCAGGAATTTTTCCAAGCGATTCTGTCGGGCGCGAACGTCATCGAGGGCAAGGCGGCAAATGCAACGCTCACATTGGAAGGAGCGTTCACCAGCCTGAATAACCGGCTGATTGAGTTTGTCGGGTCGGCCGCCTCAACTAGCGGCGCTGCTGGCGCGATAGCATCAGGCCTTCAGTCGCTGGCGAACAATCTTGATACCGTTTCGCAGGCGCTCGCAGCAATCGTGACCCTGATGGGGGTGAGATATGTCACTGCCGCAGGAGCCTCCGCTTCGGCATCGTTGGCACTTGCTGCGGCAAACACGCGCGCAGCCTTGACTGCCGGCGCCCTATCCAGTGCCACCTATCAAGCAAATGCAGCTCTATTGGGTGAAGCATCCGCAGCCCGTATAGCTACGGCATCAGTCACCAATTTAGCTGTGGCTCAGGGCGTGGCTGCTCGCGCAGGTGCCGTGCTGCTGGGCGCGGTCGGCGGACCTGTCGGCGCGGCCGTATTGGCCTTGGGTGCCGGCATCGCCTACCTCGCAAACGAGAGTGCAAAAGCGAAGGCGAAGTCTGACGAACTTTCCGCAGCTGTAGATTCCCTGTCAGCCAAACTCGCGGGGACGAAGCAGGCTCAAGCCCAAGCTGCGGCGGAAACGAACAAGCTGACGAAAGAGCAGCGGGCCGCGCTCACTGCTACGGCAAATCTGACCGGCGAGGCCAACCTTCTTGCCAAGGCATGGGGGCGGGTCGCCGCGCAAGCCAAGGCCGCATCAGTCGAGCAGGCGAAGGCCACCCTGCAAGAGGCACGTCGCCAGGCTCGCGAAACCAAGGCTGCTTACGACGAAAAAAGGGAGTCGGCATTCCGGGCGGCCCCCAAGCCATTTGCTGAACGGGGTCTAAATAGCGGCCTGCTTCCGATCGATGAGAAGAAGGCTCTAGCTGACGCTGAAAAGGCGGCTGCCACGGAGAGGGATCGTTTCCGTGAGGCTGCGCGAAACGTCCAAGCAGCGCGGAAAGAGTATTACGACGAGGTAGCCCGTCCGCTTGCTAGCTATAAGCAGGACGCCCCCGCCCCAACCGCTGAAGACCCCAAGAAAACCCAAAAATCCAAAGCCGACAAGCCTGACGCCCTTGCCGCCGATCGCGAGCTTGCTCAGTTGCGCATTGAGGAATTGCAGGCTCGACTGGACCTCGCCACCACTGCCGAGGCCCGCGCCGATCTGCAGCGCAAAATTCTCGCGGAAGAGCGCGCCCAGCGCGTTGCCGAGATTGCGGCAAACAAGGATCTCTCTGCTAAGCAGCGGCAGGCTGCTCTGGACGCTATTGACCGGCTCTATGGGGCGCAGGGTGAGAATGGCGATATCGTCGTCGCGCCGGGTCGCTATGACCAGCGGGTTTCTCGCGATCTGGAGCGCGAGCAGGCGCAGCGGGCGCAAGACATCGCGGATGAGCGATTCCGTGCAGAGCAGGAAATCCTGCGCAACCAGTATGATCTGGCCGACAGTAGCGCCGAGCGGAAGCGCCTGGCGCTGGCCTCGATCGACCTTGAGGAGCGGTATCAGCGCGCACAGTTGCAGGCGATCATCGATCTTGAGGGGGCCAATTCTGCCGAAGGCCAGCGCGCCCAAGCTGGCTTGGATAGCCTAGGCGAAATCAGCGATGGGCGCCGAAAAGTTGCAGAGCGTTCAAATCAATCGCCTTTGGAGGCGTATCGCGATCGCCTGGACCGCGACGGGGACGAAACCAGCGACATGGTTGAAGGCTATGTCGTGGACGAGCTTCAGCACGTCCGAGATAGCATCCGTGGCGGCATCGAAAAGCAGCTTGGAATCAAAGATCCACTGATCAGCGGTCTGTTGAACATGCTGATCGAAGATGTGCTGATCAAGCCCATCACCGATGCGCTGTCCGAGGCATCTAAGGACGGCAGCGGCGCTGGCGGGTTGCTGAAATCGCTGGGTGCTGCCGCCAGCAAGATATTCGGTGGCGGACGCGCGATCGGCGGCCCTGTTCGTGCCGGAACCCCATACATGGTTGGCGAGAGCGGGCGCGAGATGTTTGTGCCGCAGCAGTCTGGCGTGATTGTCCCCAATCATCGGCTAAGCAGCCGATCTGCAGCCCAACCCACCGTCTACGCGCCGCAGTTCAATCTTGCCGGCGCCGTCGTCACCGCCGAACTCTACGCCGACATGGAGCGCATTTCCCGTGATAGTTCCGCGCGCGCAGCGGGTGCGGCCTATGCGCAAAGCCAGCAGTCGATGCCCGGCACCCTCAACAAGTTCACCCAGTTGAAGGGAGGCTGATGAACGAGTCCTTCGGCATCCGCATAGCCTCCGATCCCCCGGCCCGGCTCTGGGGCGGTTTCGGCGACCTCGAAATCCCCGCCGACATCGTGGAGAGCGAGCCGGCAATCTACCTCGGCGGCGGCGAACTGCTCAGCGCGCCCGACTTCGAAATCCCGATCAACGGCCAGGCTGAGCGCATCGATATCCGCCTGTCCGGTGTCAGCGCCGAAGTCCTCGCCATCGCGATCGGCGAAGCGGCATCGGTGAAGGGCGCCAAGGTCCATTTCGTCCGCTTCTATTTCGATGAGGACTGGCAGCTGGAAGAGGTCGAATATGACAATGTGTTCCGCGCCGACAAGCTGACCTTCAGCAGCGAGGAAACCGACGAAGGCCGGTCGCGGGTGCTGACCCTCTCGATCGCCACCGAGGACACGGATCGCAACCGGTCACCGCAGGCCTATTGGACCGATGCGGATCAGCGCCGCAAGTCGCCCACCGATGCAATCTTCAGCCACGTCGCCCAGATCTACCAGGGCGTCCTGCGCCGGTTCGGGCCGCGATGATGGAGCTTGGCGAATATCTCCGCGCCCGGCGGCCGGCGTGGGACTGGCAGACGCATGATTGCTCCCGCTGGCTCGACCGGTGGCTGGTGCTTCGTGGCCACTCCAGCGCCATGGAGGCGACCGGCATCGCCTATGACAGCGAGCGCAGCGCTATTCGCACCATCGTTCGCGGCGGCGGGCTTCTGCAGCTCTGGCAGCGCGGCATGGAGGCGATCGGGCTGGCCGTGGTCGATGATCCGCAGATGGGTGACGCAGCGATCCTGGATGCACCTACCGACGACGGCCACAACCGCACGACCGGCATCTGGACCGGGCAGCGCTGGGCCAGTGTCCATCGCCATGGCCTGATCTGCGCGCCGGGCGATCCTTTGATGATCTGGAGCGTCTGATGGGTGGCGTCGTCAGGGCGATCGTCTCGCCGCTTAGCATCATCGATAAGGGACTTGGCCGGCTCTCGCTCCAGATCGTGGCGATCGGCGCCGCCTTCATCCCCGGCGGACAGCCGATCGCCGCGGCCTATGGCCGTGTCCGGTTGTTCGGCGCCTATATCCTCTATGTCACGAACGAGGACGGCTATGCGGTCGATGCCTGGGCTTTCCATGACGGCCAGCTCGACTTCATTGAGCGCATCTATCTGGGCGACAAGCAGGTCAAGCTGAACGGCGGCGGCTTCGTCATCAAGCAGGATGACGGAGAGTTCGGCGATGGCGACACCATCCAGATCGGCACGCGACTCGGCCTGCCGACCGAAACCGCATTCGCCGAAGTCATCGCGCGGCTGCCTGGCATCTGGACGCTAAACCACCGCGGCGACGGCGTGGCGACCGGATGCATGATCTCCAAGCCAGTGAAGGCCAAAAACTACAACGAGGTCTATCCGACCGGCGGGCCGGATGCGAATGCCATGTCTATCGTGGCGCGCGCCCAGATGGTCTTCGACTGGCGCGATCCGGCGCAGGACATCAATGATCCGACGACATGGCAATGGTCGGACAATGCGGCGCTCTGCATCGCTCACTATTACCTTGTCCGCAACAGCAAGGATTGGGACACGCATTTCGCTCCCACCCTCTCCTACTGGACCGCCTTCGCCGACGACTGCGATGCGCCCATGGAGGTCTATCACGGCGCTGGCGTCTTTGTGGATGACGCGGATTCCGCCGACACCAGCTTTGAACTGACCAGCGTTGAGGGCCTGACGCCCGGCAAGACCGTCACGCTGGCGGCCTATGGCATCGACAAGGTGGTGGATAGCGTCAGCGGCAACACCGTCACCCTGACAACCTCGCTGGGTGATGATTACAAGGCTGGCACGGTCCTGCGCTGGATCGGCGGTGGGACTGAACCGCGCTATCGCGTCGCCCTCGCCCACAAGCACACCGACGCGCACAAGGTGACGCTCGGCAACCTGCTGGCTGCCTGCGATGGCATGGTCACGACGCGCGCTGATGGCGCGCTGGTCCCGTGGTCTGGCCGATATGTCGAGCCTGATCCTGATGACCTGATTGGCCCCGGTGAGATCGTCACTTGGTCAATGGATGACGGGATCGTTGACGAGGATCAGGCGAATGTCGTCGCTCTGACCTATCTGTCCGCGCATCACGATTTCACGACCGTGCCGACCAGCGATTGGCGCGACGAGGACAGCATTGATGAGGTGGGCGAGAAGCCGACTTCACTGGAGAATGCGGTGCCCAGCCATGCGCAGGCCGCGCGCCTCGCAAAGCGCCTGCTCGACAAGACCATGGCGCCTAAGCGCGGGACGATCGCGACCAATCCCAAGGGCCGGAAGATCAGGGGCAAGCGCTTCATCCCTCTGCATATCGAAGAGGCCGGGACCGTCTTCTATTCCGGCCCGGCTGAGATTGTGCGCATTCGGCGGACGCAGACCGGCGTTCAATTCGATTGGGTGCGCGCTAACCCGAACGTGGACGCCTGGAACGCCGCGACAGAGGAAGGCGAGCCTGCCCCCGTTGGCGCGCGGCCGGCGGTCGTGCCGCTGCCAACACCAGTCATCACGGACGCCGAAGCAGAGCTGGGCGAAGGAGGCGCCGATGCGCGGGTGCGGATCACCGTCGACGGCTTCGACCGCGACGATGTGACTTGGTATGCGCGCTGGCGGATCACCACTGACACGACATGGAACGAGCAGGAATATACCGACATCGACCCCGGCCCGGCCGCAGTCCTGCTGACCAATCTTGTGCCGATCGATGTCAGCATTGATGTCGCGGTTGCTTATGGCGTTGGCGATGGCCGGCGCTCAGAATGGTCGGCCATTGAATCGGTCAGCACCTCCACCGCAGCCCTCGCGCCATCGCCGCCGTCTGCTGTTTCCGGGACTGGCGGAACCGGCCAGGCGACGATCCAATGGACCAACTCCAGCTCGGCGAATCTGTCCTACAGCCGCGTCTATCGCAACAGCACGAACACCATCGTCGGCGCCACTCTGGCGAGCGGGGATCTACCGTCTGCTCAAGGCGCGACGCAAAGCTATGTCGATACGATCGCCGCCGGGACATATTATTATTTCGTTCGGGCATTCAGCGCATCCGGGGCGCAATCTGGGGCGGTTGGAACTGGAGCGGTGACGGTCACTTAGCTGTCCCGTCCGTAGCTTGGCACCATGGCTATGGCCACGTTTGCGCGCATGCTCGCGACCTTTCCGACATGCCAGTTCAGCTTCGCCTCGCGCGAGATGATGGTGCGCACCAACGTGATTTCGGGTGGCACCGCGCTCAACGGCGATGAAAGCGCGATCGTCACGGATGGCGGCGGCCGGTGGGTCGCTGACTACCAGAATGCGCCGCTCAACCGCCGTGAGAAAGTCATGTCATGGCGGGCGCTTAGGGCGCTGCTGAACAGCGGGACGCGAGCCATCATCTTCCCGATCTGCGATGCACGCCACCAGCCCGTCGCGTCGCGCCAGCATGTCCCGCACAGCGATGACACGCCGTTCAGCGACGATAGTCTTTATACCTCTGGCGATTGTGAGGTTGAGGCGGCCGCCGACGCGCCGTTGCGCGCAACGACCATGACGATCAATCCGATCGCGCTTGGCAAGCCTCTGATCGGCGGCGAGCGATTTAGCATCGATCACCCGACCTGGCGGCACCGGCTCTACGAGATCGCCACGATCTTCGGGAACGTCATCACCTTCCGGCCGCCTCTTCGTGAAGCTGTGACGGCCGGGACCGAACTTAACTTCTCCGATCCTCGCTGCGTGATGCGGCTGTCCGGTGACATGTCGGCCCCGCTCAGCGGTCCCCGTGTGGCAACCGGCTCCCTCCTGCTGGTGGAAGATATGACCGGGAGTTACAACTGATGGGCCTGATCAAGGACGCATTCGACTTCGTCTATCGCGACTGGTTGA